ATCGTGCAAGTGCGGGAAAAATGGCTTATCTAAGCCAGCGATGCCGAAGTTATCCCCAGGACTTCTAAGTGGCAAAAATTTCGCAACTTTAAGTGGCCTAGAGGGTTTCAGTAAGTGGCTTCAGAGGCTTAAGCAAATGCGTACGACCTGATATAGGGTCTTCAAAATCTTAGCAATTTTGAGAGCTACATTGCTTTTTCTCCTTCTCCGAGAAGCCCGACGTTTTGACACAAGTTTCCTGTTGCGTTCCATAGACGCTTTTTTCCTCCGTCCTTATCGCAGGACCGAATTTTGTTCTCCCTAATACAAACCCCGTGTACTGAAGTTGTGCTCTCTTTTTCTCTCGTAGTTTTTGAAGATTTACTCTCTTTTCCGCTATCGTTTTGAAAACAAAGCAAAAATAGTTTTGCAATTTATGTTAAGGTTCAACAAAACTTTACTTTTGATTAATTGATTTTTCACCCCACTTATGGCAAATGGCGGCAAACGCCCAGGAGCCGGCAGACCCAAGGGCTCCGTAGCAAAACACACCTTACTCGCCCAGGAGCTGAGAAAGCGCCTGATTGAAGCTGCCGCAAAAGAATGGGACGCGATTATCGACTCGCTTCTTTCAAACGCTATCGCCGGAAACAACATGGCTCTAGCAGAGCTTCTCGACCGCGTTTTAGGCAAAGCCAGCCAGCCTCTCGAACTCGACACGAAAACAGGCCTTCCTTTCACAATCGTTATTCACGAAAAACCAAGTGGAGAAACTCGAAGTTGAGTTATTCAAACAGCAATATGAAGCCTTTAATTTCAAGACTCAGTTCGGCGCAGCAATAGCAGGACTCCAGGGCGGAAAGACTTTCGTAGGCTCTCTTTGGGCAGGCAAGAAGATAAACGAGTTTCCTGAAGGCGTTGGAGTCATCGGCGCTCCCTCTTACAAAATCCTCAACCAGTCCACGCTCCTCAAGTTCTTTTCTCAATTTCCTTCCCTTAAGCCGTTTCACAAGGAACAAAAAGGCGAGATACAGCTTCCGACCGGAGGCACAGTCTTCATTCGTTCTTTTGACCAGCCGTTTGGAGTTGAAGGAATCACCGCTGACTGGATATGGCTTGACGAAGCAGGCCAGATGCAGCGCAATGCCTGGACTGTTTCACGTGGAAGGGTCGCAAGAACCGGCGGCCAGGTCTTCATGACCACAACGCCCTATGACTTGGGCTGGCTTTACCAGGACTTTTACCTTCCTTGGCAGCGCGGAATAGACCCCGCATACAGCGTTTTCAACTGGAGGTCTATTGATAACCCGCATTTCCCCAAAGACTATTTCGAAGCCGAGCGCAAACGCCTCACTCCCGAAGAATTCTCACGCCGTTATGAAGGGCTCTTCACAAAACTCGAAGGGCTTGTCTATGACCTCCCGCAAGACCAAATCATTGACCCGATACCGCTTGAAAAACTCAACATCAAAGACATCATCCTTGGTCTTGATTTCGGATTTCACAATCCTGCTGCTGCCGTCATTCTCGTTATTACTGCCGATAACCTCGTCTATGTCGTTAACGACGACCTCTACACGTCCGGACTTACTCAAGATGAACTCGAAGACCGCTTAAGAGAACTTCGCCTCAAAATCCCTTTCGCATACGTTTACCCAGACCCGGCAGAACCCGACCGAATCGCCAGCATGAAGAAACGCGGTATTTGGGTCTCCACAGTTGATAAGAACGTTGAACTCGGAATCAACACAGTCCGCGAGCTGATACGAAAGAAGCAGTTCTTCGTCTTCAACACCTGCCGAAACGTCCTTGACGAAATCAACTCCTACCACTACGACCCGAACAAACTCAAAGAAGAGCCTGTAAAAGACAAAGACCACGCAATGGACGCAATCCGTTATGCGCTTTACAACCACAATCCTAAGCCCGCGCCACTCCTCGACCTTAGAGTTACGGGAGGAGTGAAGCCCTTTTTCCCAGGCATTGGTTAATTTTTCCCCTCATAAATGGCAGTAATAATCGACAACGAAACCCTAAAAGTAAAACTTCATAGAAACAAAGAAGACGGCTTTCAATTTCAGCGGCGCCGTCATCCGCAGTGGACGGAGAATTACGAACTTTACAGAGACACCGTAATCGTCAACCGGCTTACGCAGCGCCAGAGCGTCAACATTCCCCTCATGAAAGAGACCGTCAAGACAATCCTTGCCGGGATTGATGACGACAGCAAGATTGAGTTTGAGGAACTCGACAACGACCAGCAAAAGCAGATTTTCTTCAATGAATATTGGAACTGGACGAGCGAACTAAACAAGCTTGAGCTGAAAGACATCGTGGACAAGAAGCAAGTCCTTCTTTATGGCCGCAGTTTTTGGAAGATGAACATTGTTGACGGCGCTTTCTACACCGAAGTCATCGACCCGCAGGACATCTTAGTTGACCGCTATTGCGACCCCGCAGACCTCGAAACTGCGCAGCACATCATTCACCAGCACATTTTCCGCACCTTAAAGGACGTAGCAAATAACCCGTTGTACGACCAAGAAGCAGTTCAACGCATTGGTACGCAGTACGCCACAGAAGGCGGCTTGATAAAGGCCGCTGAGAACACACAGACCATGCTCGAAAAGAACCAGCGCATGAAAGATATGGGCGATGTTTATGCAGATTTCCCGCAGATTGGCGAAACCGTTATCGAGCTTAATGAGCACTACGTAAAGCTTTGGGACGAGCAGAAGAAAGACTTTGTCCTTTACCTCGTCACAATGGCCGACCAGGAGGTTTTGCTCAAGAAGCCTCTCAAAGAAATTCTGAATGTTGATTTCTTCCCGTTTGTCTCTTGGGCAGACGACCTCGAAAGAACAGACTTTTGGAGTGATGCCTGGGGAGATGTGGTCCGCACTCCGAACAAAGTTTTGAACGCTTGGTTCTCTCAGCTCGTTGAAAACCGCACAATGCGCAACTTCGGCATGAACTACTACGATGCCTCAATGCCGAACTTTGTCCCGCAGTCCTTTGAACCGCAGCCCTGGGGTTGGGTGCCTCTTCCTGTACCGGAAGGAAAAAAACTTGCAGACGTATTCCAAAAAGTTGACATCCCAGACCTTTCCGACTCTCTGCCGCAAATGCAGTTCATTATTGACTTAGTTGAACGAGCGACCGCCGCGACAGACATCCAGAAAGGCGAACCGCGGAAAGATGAAATAACACTGGGAGAAGTCAAGCTTCTCGCTGCAAACGCGCAGCAGCGCATTTCCTCAATGTCGAAGTTCTACCGCCAAGCCCGCAAGGAATTCGGGCTGAAATGGCAGAAACTCATAATGGCGAATGCCGACAAGTTGAAGCCGGTCAAAGTATGGAAGAAAAGCTATAAAGGCCGCGTCTTCTCTCAAACCATTAAGCCCGGTGATTGGAAGAGCGCGTCAGGTTACACCGTTCGCGTTGTAAACAGCGCCGAGCAGGAGCAAAAGACGCTCGACACCGTTCAGAAGCTCAATGCCATTAAGCAGATGTACCCGAATAACGTGCCGTTAGCCCGCATCCTCGAAGAAAAACTTCTTGATGTCGCAGATGTTTCTCCAGAGCAAAAGAAAGAAGTGCTCGATTTTGAAAAGCAGGCACAGCAAGCGCCTGCAATTCCACCACAGCCTCAACCAGTAACACCACAACCAAATGCTTAATATCCCTTCTTTACTTGAAGAAAACGGCTTAAAGCTTGAGGAGTTGAATTCAGCCGAGCGCGAGACCCTTGAGAAATGGAGTCAGGCCTGGCAGCGTCAGGAGATTACCCCTGAAAAAATTCGCGACATGCTTGTTATGCTGATTGAGGGAGTGCAAAAGGAACTTGCGAACGTTTCGGAATCAACCTCGTTTTGGAGTTTCCTTTTTCATCGCAAGAAAGATATTTTCTTAAAAGCGCGGCTTAAGAATTACCTGATGCTGAAAGACTTTCTCACCGGACCCGAACGCGCCCGCAAATTCATCGAAGAAAACCTCAAAAACATTAACCCAAAAAAATGAACGAAAAAGCACAAGAACTAAACGCCGAAGAGCGTGAAGGTCTCGCAAAGATTCTCGCGATGGACGTAAACGATTTGCTTCAAACGCATATCGACCATATCAAAGCTCGCATCATGTACTTGACCGAAGAGACCAAGGCACGATTCTCCTTCTTAACGGAGAAACCAGTCTCTAAAGCTAGCAAGAAGTCGGCTGATGTCGAAAAAGAGTAAGTGAATTACGCCTAGAACAAGGCAAACAATTACAAAGACACGGATAACAACGTATTCGATTTTCTCGAATACTTCCGCCAGGTTAGCGCGTTCCTTTTTCACAACAGAATCCTCCAAGGTTTTTCCCATTACTCGAAGTTTTTCTGTTGTCTACCGCGTATCCAAAACACTAATTCCACTTTTCTCTTCATGTCAAGGGAGGGAGATGAAACTGTATCTAGACCCCCTTTCTTCCAATCCCTTGAAAACACGGCCTTTAAAAAATATTTTCATTTTCCGCTTATCCGGCTAGCCCCCTTTTCTTTCCTAGCCAGCAAACTTGTAGTAATTCTTTCTTCTCCTTAATTGCCTAACCCGGTCTATCCGGACGGCCCAACAATATGACAGATGTGCAAACCCCGCCAAGCGGGACGCAACCACAGGAACAAGTCCAGCCTGTTAATCCAGAGGATTTATCTGAGACTGAAAAGCTTCTAGCCGAGAAGCAAGCAGCTATCGAAGCAGAAGCAAAAGACCTTTTGGAACCGGGAGTTACCCCTGAGCCCCAAAAGCAGCCGGAACAGCCTCAGCAGCAACAACCTGCACCAGCTCCCCAGGAGCCACCGGCACAACCTCAAACGCCTCCACCGGCGCAGCCTGACTATAAGGAAAAATTCCAACAGTCAGCGCGTGAGGTCCCTGTAATTCTCGAAAGGGAAAAACAGGCAAAGGCTCGAATCGAACAACTCACGAACATTAACATTACCGAAGACGAATTACGCAGAATCTACCCTGATTGGGATTCGTTTAACGACATCGAGAAGCGCGCATTTCGGGAGACAGCTCTTGCAAACAAGAAAGCCAATCTCGCAATGAATACCGCGTTCAATCTCATGGAGCAGCAAGCATGGGAAGCAGACTTTGCCCGAGTCCTCAAAGCCAACCCGAAATTAGTCGGACGCGAAGAAGAATTTAAGGCATACGCTTACAAGCCCACGCACAAGAACGTTCCGCTCGATGTCCTCGTAAAGTCCTTTCTTTTTGACTTACCGCAAGAATCTCCAACCTCGCAGACTCCAGGCCTTGAAAAAGGTTCGGGAGGTCCACGCGGAGGAGAAACACCGGGCGAACTCAGCGAAGAGCAGCTTGCACAGCTTCGCGTCTCAGACCCGAAAGCTTACAGGCAGGCACTCGTAAACGAATCTCGTAAGGAAGCTCAGCGCAAATAACGCTCCGCGCATTTCATCTTCGGCCTTCAGCTTAAATGGCAACATACGCAACGAAGTTAGCTGAAGCCTTCTCCAAAGAAGCCCTAAAAATCTTCTACCAGCAGTCAGTCATTGACGCTATCGCCAACAGAAATTACGAAGGCGAAATCAAAGGCGTTGGTTCAATCTTGAACATTTTGACTTTCTCAAAAATCAAGATGAAGACCTACACTGGCGCGACATTGACGCCAGACTCTTTGACTGAATCAAACGCTCAGTTAAAGACTGACCAGCAAAAGGCTTACTACTTCAAAATCCCTTCACTGGCGAAATTCCAGTCCTATATCAAAAATCCTGAATCCACAATTTTGGAGCAGGTCGGCAATGAACTCAGAGAAGTCATCGACAACTTTGGATTGTCCCTTTGGACAAAAGTTCAAGCCGGAAATCGTGTCGGAACAAACTACACAACCGGCACTGTAACAGTTGACTCAGCCGGAAACGTCACCGGTTCTGGTACCACTTTCACCTCTTCAATGGTTGGTCGTGGCTTTCAGGCAGCCGGTCAGACATCTTGGTATCGAGTCGCAACATTTACTGATTCAACCCACATCACAATCCAAGACGACTTGGATGATGTTGCTTCTCAGTACACAGGTGGAGCAGTAACCGCAGGTTCTTCTTTCACAATCGAAGCAACCAGCCCACTCGCACTGACCGCATCAACGATTTACGCTCAGCTCGCAAACGTCAAACAAAAACTTGACTCTCAAAAAATCCCGACCAACGACCGCTGTTTGGTTGTGCCAAGCAAGGTCGCCGCAATGCTCGTTCAATCAACAGCATTGGTCACTCCGGTTCCAGCGTCCTATGAAGATGTTGTACGCAGAGGCTTAGTCGGGCAGGTTCTTGGAATGGATGTCTATTCCTCAGAACAGGTCGCAGGTGATAACACAAATGGTTATCACGTCATCGCGGCCCACAAGTCCTGGTTAACCTTTGCAGAAGCTTATACCGAAACAGGTATCGAGCCACTGCTTGGCGACTTCGGGCAGGCATATAAAGGCCTCTTCATTTACGGAGCGAAAGTTCCTGATGAAAGACGCAAAGCAGGCGCAGAACTCTTCTGCACAGCATAATCCAGTAATTAACGAATCAATTCAATGGCAAGAACAAGAACTTTCCAAGCACCTAACTCAATGGGTGTATTGAACACATTCCTGGATATGATGCAGAGGACAAATTGCAACATGACCTTCGTTTCTGGCGGTCTTGCAATTCACGGCGCAGCGTCAGCTCTCGCGAAATTCGCGAACCAACTGACCTCCATCGTTGACGGCACAATCGTTCAAGTCGCAGCAGCAGACTGCGCGGCTCTGAATGGCGCTGTTGTTCCAAACGGGTCCAAAAACGTTTATGTCTTCGCACACGACGTTTCAGGAAACCTGTTTACCTACGCAGGTACACCGGCAACGACACTCGCCGGCATCGTTTGGCCAACCGTTCCAGATGGTCAGGTAGCCTTCGGCTTCCTTATCATCGCAAACGGCA